ATCGATGCCCTCGAGTACCGATACATTGTGTCGGTGTCTCGGAACCCGAAGTCGCTCCGTATCCTGCTTAACAGCATGGGTACGGGCCACCTTGGGTACCTCCTGGGATGGGTCTCCGCACTTGAGACCATCGGGGAGAAATTCCCGGTGGATCTCGAACGGAGGTTTATCAACAGGTAGGTGCTTGTCTTGACGACAGGGCTAGGGATCGCTATCCTCTTCATAAAGGAGGTAACGTGAAAAGCCTGACGTCACTCTGGTCCTGCACAGCTAATGAAATGGCTGTGCGATGCTGCACTAGCGCCACTCTCGACATAAAAACTGTCGAGAGTCGGTTTGAACACGAGGGGTTATGGTTTTTGGCCGTAACCCTGGCGGACTTTGGAAAAGCTGTCCAAAAATGGCTTGACCAAGGTTTCGTCGTCCCTTCGGACGCTCCGCGCTTCAAAATGAAGCCGGGGCGTCGTACTGGTCTCCCCGAATTTCTAGGGGGGTTCCTTGGACGTGTGTTCGAACCTGTAAGTGGCACGTTACTGAATGAACCAGACGTGGAGGCAATCTATGCTATCCGTCAGTTAACACTGATGTTTAGCAAGATCGATCTCCCAGAGGAGCCCCGTAAGGGGTCTTCTCTTGACGGGGGCTACCGGAAGGTAGTTTCCGTTAAAAGAGATCGTAAAGCCATGTTTGATTTTGTTCAGTGTGAGCAGGATGTTAAGGCAGCTGACGCTCGCTTGGACCCGTCCTATATGGACGATTTCAAACGTATGTCAGCTATGCTTTTCAACGATTTGTTTGCCAAAGTGGACAGAGATGTCTACTGGGGCCGACTTATCGCAAAGCATGGTCCGGGCTCTGTCGCTGATAAACTTCGCAGTAATGAGAAGTGGACTCAGCGAACCTGGACCGCGAGACTTCAGCAGTTTTTACCTGCTGAAGAATTCCTCATTCCTAACCTCAGCTTCCAAGCTGAATTAAGGGATGAGCTTAACACCCTTGAACCCGGAGCGGAACTACCCGTTAGGGTTAAGTCCGTTCCTAAAACGCTCAAAACACCCAGAATTATTGCGATTGAACCAACTGCTATGCAATTTGCACAGCAGGCAATTCTTCGCAACTTACTGGACTCTTTTCAAGAGGATAGTTTCCTCTCAAGAGTCATCGGATTTGACGATCAAGAGCCTAATAGGCGTCTTGCTCGTTCCGGGTCACTCAGAGGTGACCTGGCTACGCTCGATCTGAGCGAAGCTTCCGATCGTGTTTCGAATCAGCATGTACTAGCTATGTTGTCTGACTTCCCCATGTTGTCAGGGGCTGTTCAGGCCGCACGGTCTAGAAAGGCTGATGTACCTGGTGTTGGCGTTTT